TCTACCGCAAACCAACATCACCTAAACATCTAGCCCCCGACGCTACAACAATCGATGGTTGGGCACAATTCCCATGGGACACGAACACCACAGCGGAACACAACGTCACACGACTACTCGAAGCCATCGGAGAAGATCCGAAACGTGACGGCCTGATAGACACCCCCAAACGAGTAGTCAAAGCCTTACGAGAAATGACAGAAGGATACGATCAAAATCCCGCCGAGATACTAAAAACAACATTCGCTATCGACAATTTCGACGAAATGGTCATCCTCAAGAACATCCCGTTCACCTCACTATGTGAACATCACCTACTCCCATTCCACGGCACAGCCACAATCGGATACCTACCAAAAAAAGGTGGGCGAGCCGTAGGCCTCTCAAAACTCGCACGACTCACCAAGACTTTCGCTAAACGCTTACAAATACAAGAACGCCTCACCAAAGAAATAGCCGAAGCGCTCTACCAACACGTCGAAGCCGCAGGAGTAGGAGTCGTCCTCACAGCACACCACACCTGCATGTCCTGCAGAGGAATCCAAACCACCGGAGAAATGGTAACATCGACACTCCTAGGGACTTTCCGCACTGACCACCAAGCCCGCTCCGAGTTCCTTACCTTCCGCTAATATAAAACTATGACCACAAAACAAGCCCCGAAACAAAAACCACACGCGAGAACCACAGCACTACAAGCAAAAACAAGTAAAGCGAAAACCGCAGCACAACTCGATGAACGCCGCCGAGAAGTATTCAAGTTGCACAACCAAGGCGTCACGCTACAAGCATTAGCAGCACGGTACGGGCTGTCTGTAAGTACTGTGCATGCTGATTACCGATTCGCGTTTGATCAGGCCGGCGTGATTGAGGATCTGCGGGAAGAGCGTGAACGGATGCTGTCTAAGTTGGATCAGATGGAGCAAGATATTCTGTATAGGGCGCAGCAGGAGGGGCGTGTGGGGGATGAAAAGTCGAGTTTGGCTCGGTTGCGTATTTTGGAGCGGCGTTCTAAGTTGTTGGGGTTGGATGCTGCGGTGAAGGTTGCGGGGCATGATGGTGGGGCTTTGGGGCCGATTGTTGGGGTTGATGTTGAGGAGTTGGCTCGGATTGTGTTGGAGGGTTCTGGTGCCTAATTTTTTTGCGCTTATGCGTAGCATACTTTCGGGTTGTGTGTCTGCTTGTGGGGGGATGATTCGGGGATTCACTATCAGATGACCGCAGCAGTTGAGGATCAGCTCCGTCAGCATGTCCTCGCTGCTTCGCGCGACGACCCGTCAGTGTTTATGCGGTTAGCGAGCCGCGGCCGATACCAACGATATAGGCATCAACAGTTCTTATTCGATCGTGTTCGTGAATGCGCGGAGCAGTCCGGACGCCTAATAGTCTCGGTATCGGTCCGGCATTTCAAGTCGACAACATGCTCCGCTGTGTTCCCTGCCTGGTGGATTGGACGGAACCCGTCCGCACGGATCATTCTCGGGACTTCCGAATCGGGACTTGCATCCAGGTTCTCCGGCCAGGCTCGTGACATGTTACGCGAGTGGGGCCCTTCCGTCTTCGGGGTAAGTGTCGATCCGAGTTCATCTAGTAAACGGGAATGGCATACCCTTGTTGATGAGCAACAGTATGAGGGGGGGATGAGTGCTGTGGGGCGTGGTGGTAGCCCCGAGGGGCGTGGTGGCAGCATTATTGTTGATGATCCGTACCGTTCATTCGCTGATGCGATGAGCCCGCTGGTGCGTCGTGAATGTAAAGAATGGTGGTTGAATACGTTAGCTCCTCGGTTGAATCCTGGAGGGTTCGCTATCGTGTTATGTGCACGCTGGCATGAAGAAGATTTGTCAGGTATGTTGATGCGGGAGTATGGGGAACGTTGGAGCGAAATACGGTTACCTGCTATTTGCGATTCGGATTCCGATCCGTTGGGCCGTAAAGTTGGGGAAGCGTTATGTCCTGAATGGATGACAGCCGAAGAGTTAGCTGTTCGTCGTCTTGAAGTCACTTCGGAAGAAGGCGAAGCAACCTGGCTAGCACGCTATCAGCAATCCCCGTTGAGTTTCCGTTCTCACCGTTTCCCTCCGGACCGTTGGGGTTGGATCGGCCCGGGGGACCCGATCCTGAAAGAGGTTACAAGTTGGGTTACTGCTTGGGACCTTGCGGCTACTGATGGTGGTGGTGACTGGACTGTCGGGGTAACTATGGGTTTATTGCCTGACCGGCGGGTAATCATTCGGGAAGTGGTTCGTGGCCGTTGGAATGTTGACGAACGTGACCGGCAAATGATTGGGTGTGCTGCACGTAACGGGCCTGACATTCCGATTGTTCTTCCGCAGGACCCTGGTGCTGCCGGTAAAACAGAGATAGTCCGGTTACGGAGGTTGCTAGCCGGATTCGTTGTGAGATCAGCGTCTGTTACTGGCTCGAAGGACGTGCGTTCGGCTGGTTGGCAATCCTGCGTGCAGGCCGGTGATGTGTTTATTGTGCGATCGGCGGAGGCACGCGAGTTCGTTGCGGTGCATTCCCAGTTCGCTGGCGGTTCGTCTAGTGTGCATGATGATGATGTGGATGCGGCAGCTGATGCATATAAAGAACTGACGCGGAATCTTCATGTTGAGGTACCGGATAGTACGGCAGGTTGGGAATACGCTAAAAGTCTCTAGCCGTCAGGTACACTTAGAAGGAACTCTGATCGAAAGTTGTATGCGTGCAGCCTTGGAGTCTAATGCTTATCACTGTCCTTGCCGGGTATCGTATTGCGAGGGTGGTAGCTACTGACACAATTACCGCTAATTATCGTGAGCGGGTAGCCCGGTGGGCTTACATTATTTATCCTAATGGGGAGTTCGGTCCTCCGAACCATCGTATAGGCCAATACTATTACGGGCTGATTTCTTGTGAGCATTGTTTCGGATTCTGGGCGTGCTGCACGTTATGGTTCGGCCTCCGCTGGGGGCATATTGTGGGGATGGATATTTGGCGTGCGTTAGGGATCGCCGGTACACAATCGTTCTTAGTTTCGTTTCGGGGTCGTGACTGATGCCACGCACCCCGTGGTTCCCACGCCGTCCGGCTCGCACGTCAGTTACTGCCGCGGTAGGACATGTGCCTTATACGCCGTCGGGGCAACCGATTGTTGCTGCTGCGGGATGGCAAACGAATGCTATACGACATGCCGAAAAAATACCGGTGGTATCGTTAGCCGCTGGTCTGACTAGGAATCTTATTTCTCGGCTTGATTGGTATGTGTCGGTTGATGGGGAACGGGCAGATAATTCCGATGAGATTCTCGCCCAAGTCGTAACACAAGGCGGTCTGGATGGGCTCGCTGGGCTAGTCGCATGGAATTATACGATCACAGGAGAAATATGGGTCGGATACCATAATGCCGAATGGATCACCGGCGCGGTCGGTGCGATAACTCAAGCTTCTGGCGGTATGTTACGTGTCCGCCGGTCAGAAGCGAACCGGGCTTACGACCTGTTGATTGAGGCGGCACGGATGCAACGTCTCTGGAATCCGCACCCGCTGTTTTCGTCGGATCCGTATTCGCCGATGATCGCGGCAGCGGAGGACTGCGACCGTTACCTAGAATTAGGGCAGTCGACACGACGCATGGCGAATCAACGGCTCACAAAGTCCGGTATCGTGTGGACACCTAGCGAGGCGCATCATTGGCAGGATCAGCAAGGTCAGGGCGGACCGTCCATGCTGGAGAAACAGTATTATGATGCTGCGCAAGTAAGTTTGGCGGATGTGAGTTCGTCGCGGGTTGCTGCGGTCGCACCTATTTTGATGCATTCCCCGGCCGAATATGGGGAACCGAAATATGTTGATTTGGGTTCGAAATTGCAGGCGGAAGATGTTGCTCTTAGGGATGCTGCACTGAATGATATTGCCCGGGCGATGCCTATTCCTTCTATCGTGTTAGTGGATGGGCCTGGTGCGGGCGGTAATCATTGGGGTGATTTGTTGGCGGATCAACAAACGTTCCGGCAGGGTCTCGCCCCGTTAGCGGACCAGATTGCTGTTGATCTCAGTAAAGCCGTGTTACGGCCCATTCTCGCTGCGGGACGTATCGAGAACCCTTCCCGGTACGAGCTGGCATATGATCCTTCGCCGGTTGTTATCCCACCGGATGAACGCGCCAACGCATTACGACTCTACGAACTGGGCCTAGTAACCGCACAATACGTGTTAGATACGCACGGTGTCGAAGATGATGATCGGGTGTTAGACGGGCAACCGTTAGAAGCTACCGTTACACCTCCAGCAGAACTAACGATCCCGAACATGCCTGCTGTCGCCGCTTCATTACGCGAATGGGCTTACGCTGATACGGATTATGCTTTCGTATGAGACGCCGCGAACAGTTACGGGAACTTGTCGCGGTGCAACGTGCTTTGCGT